CAAATACCTCATCGGTTTTGATCTTGTTTTGGATCATACGTCTGTGCATATCGAAGCCATGCTTACGCCCCCTCCAGTAGTAGGACTGCTTCATATCATCAATCCGCATAAGTAATAGCCAAGAAGCCATACTCAGCCCTATAAATAAATATACAGCTAGTTCAAGTGTCATTTTGTAGCCCATTCTATGCGCACATATTTTGTGGCACAGGCATAGTGTTGCACCTGTGTATGACTTTGTGGATAGTTTAGGGGTGTTTTTGTATAACGATTAGATAACGTTAATATCGTCGAAGTCGTCGATATGGTCGTCGATAGTGCGCTCGGCGTACTCTGTATTAAGCCCCATAGTGTTTGCCTAATGCTGTGAATGAGCCATCCTTGTTTATTGGCACCAGGGTTGGTGTCAGGGTCTTACCTATGGCTTCTAGTATAGCAATACCCATCTGCCAATTAGCGCTTCCATAGCGTAAATAAGAGGCTTTTTTCCTATCCATAAGATTACCTACCTCAACCCCATATAAGGCCCTGTAATGGCTTCCTACGCCCTCTGCATAGGCACTCATACCTAGTCTGTGGGTGTGGCCACACAATACTGATTTACCCCATTTTTTAGCCAGGTTAAGAGCTGTAATACCAGCGTGCTGAGACATATTGCCTTCATCGCCGTGGGCTAACATCCAGCCTGGGTGAAACTCATAGGCAGTCTTGTGGTACTCCATACCCATATCCTTGAAACCCATAAAGGCTGGGTACTGTAACTCTGGAAGACTAATTAGCCCAGGTACTTTAAGCAAAGTGTTATATAAGCGATCAGTATGATTACTGCGGATAATATGACACTCTCGGCTGTATTCACTGAGATCCCACAGTATCGACTTAGTAAGTTCCCGATCATCGTGAATGGTTTGCCGATAAGCCAAAGCTGTGCCCTCAGCCCACTTGCTAATTGTATTAAAATCAATTTCATCCCCGACCACCAATACTGAATCAAACTTCTCTCGCCTCGCTAACTTGATAACATTTTTTACAGCTGCTTCGTGATGAAAGGGCACCTGCAGATCTGATATGACTAAATACCTAATCTTCATCCTCGCTAGGCGTTGGGATAACTGGGATAATGCCCTTATCGCCTACCACCCAATCTGGCATTGATTCTGGACTATCCATAAGATAGAGCGCTACGGATTCGCTAAAACCAGCCTTGCGTGCAGCTTTATACATTTCGTGCTTGGCAATATAAAACACCTCTAGCTTAGATAATGGGTCAGGTGTTTTACGCACCCTGCGCCTATTTATCTTTTTGCGTTTACGTGTGGTTGCCATATTAAAATTATGACTTACTGATTAACATAAAGAGATCATCGACACGCTTTTCTAGCCGTGTTAATTGATCCTTCATACTAGAGCCACCATTCGGGCGTAACTCATTAAGCCAACCCTTAACTAAGAAACGTAATCCTATTAGACCGCCTGATAGCACGGCCATAACGCCAGCGCCAAAGCCAGCCCATTCGCCAGGGCTCACTTTTCACTAGTACCGATTACATCGGATTTATCTAAAGCCCTAGCTGCTGGCCCTGCGAGTGCTGCAATTACTACAGACAGCGCTGGGTCTAAATTTAATTCATTACTTGCTAAGAATGTTAAGAATGATACTAATACACCACGTGCGTATGACTTTAGTATCGCTTTTTGTTTTTTGCTTATCTTCATATCTTGCCCCCTATTAGTGGTATATTGAACGGCCTTGCATCTGTGTCGCCTAGCTTTGTAAAGCTGATATGTAAATGTCGCTTGTGGGGATTCACCCCAGAATACTTACGCCATTTCCAGTTTAATATCTTTGAGCATATTCGCCCGTTGTAGATGACGTATGATAAACGTTTATCTGATTTCCCTGCGATTCTGATTTGGTCAGCCAAATAAGGTGCGAGGCTATCGGATGACTCCAACCTAGAATTAATATCAACTGCTCTGACCCACCCATTTGTGTCTGGATTATGATCCGATTTTCTGGCGGAATGGCGACTATCGCCCAACCATCCTTCTGGACTCTTAGTACTCCTATCTGGAAACCACGTATCAATTTGATCTCTTAACTGCACACCAGCTGCACATAGTTTAGGCTTCATTGTTTGGAAATTCCGCAATCGGTGTTATCCAACGGCAAGTTTCCTCATCAAAACCAATGGCATTATCAGGCTCTGGAGCTATAAAAGCATCTCTGATAGAATCATAGGTATAACCAATGCCTGCATAATTTTTCCGTATATTCCCGTTGTATGAAGTCCGCTTACAAACTTGACCTCTGAAATTGCCATACCAAGTTTCAGTATCTAAACCTTCAATTAACTTAGTTTCATCAATACCTACTATAACTTCTGTAACGATATTGTTTTCATCTAAAAATGCGTAATGTGCCATTATGCCCAACTCACATTTCCTGTGCCAGCAGTAATTGTTGAAACTTTGTAACCACCAGAGGGTGCTGCCGTGCTGCCTGTTAATCCTGCTCCAATAGTAATAGTAAACCCATCTGGGTATTTAAGAATTACAACGCCTGAACCGCCTGCAACTCCAATCACCCAGAATCCTGCTCCACCGCCAGCACCGCCTGTGTTTGCGCTACCTGCAACTGGATTTAATCCGCTTGTAGAATCACCGCTTCCATTACCACCACCACCTGTGCCACCTGTTCCTCTTGTTATGCCAGTTCCGGCAGAACCACCACCACCGCCAGCATAAGTCACAGATGATCCAGTAATTGATACTGCAACACCATTACCGCCATTACCTGCCGTAGTAGATGTTGCTGCCGCTCCAACTGCTGATGCACCACCACCACCACCGCCACTAAAACTTGGCGATCCAAATGCAGCTCCACCTGCGTAACCTTGATTTGCAGTTCCTGTGCCGCCTGTGCCAATAGGTGTTGGATTTACAACTGCTCCACCGCCACCAGATCCACCATTACCACCATTTGTAGTAGTGCCACCACCGCTGCCACCGCCAGTAGATGTAATGGTTGAAAATATTGAATTAGCCCCAGCAGCATTTGTAGCACCACCAGCGCCAACAGTTACTGTGTAATTAGTTGAAGGCGTTAAAGTTAAAGCAGTTTCTAAAGTACCACCACCACCTGTGGCTGTGACAGTAGATCGTAAACCACCTGCTCCACCTGCTCCATTGTTTTTTGTGGAATCTGAACCGCCGCCACCACCGCCAGCAACAACTAAATAATCAACTATTAAAGCTGTTGGTGTGGTTGGCGCTAAATTGGCAGCAATTATATTTAACATTTATGCAATAGCCCCAACAATTACCCAAGAGTTTGCAGCTGTTTTAATGCAGGCAGCAGATTTATGTTGCGCCAATGTTGGCTGTGCGCTAACTGATCCAGCACTGACTACTGTGGTTGTGCCAGATGTAACTGCTTTAATTGTTACCGCATTTGTTGCTTGATTTAATACTGTAATAACAGTGCCTATTGGAAAGTTATAAGTGGCATCGGTTGGAATGTTAAAGTTAGCGGCTGAGGATTTGTTCATAGGTATTAGTTGCTGATACTCATCACCGCTACCTACTGTGTAATCTGCTGTCTTAGCAGCTTGTACTTCAAAGGCTGGTAGTCCATTCCACATAGCGGATGTGACTACTTGTCCTGTTGTGCCTGGAAAAGTTGACATTATATCTCCTTAGTAACTTAGTACGTCTTCATCTAGAGCGCTGTACCCTAGTATAAACCCATCTATAACACTTTCCAGCGTAGTGAATACTGTGCGGAAAGAGTTTGGTGTTATTGTGTTGGCTACGCCAAATATCTGCAAGGTTTTCTCTAGCTTTGATCCACCAGGCTGGGTAGTAATCACAGTGATCGGATCAAAGAAATCTAGGTTTAGGGCAGCAATTATGCCTGTGTTGTAGTTAGGGGTGTATAGGTCTAACTCGATAGCATCGCATCGGATGGTTGTCTCAGCCCTACTAGCCACATAAGCCCTGGCATAATCTAGGGCTACGGCATCAGTCTGCATTAGCAGGTCTTGCAGGTTATAGCTGTGTATAAAATACTTGTCAATAGATGGCTGGTTTATGGCCGTCTGTGGTGAACCACCTGATCTGCTGATTTGGGCTGAATTGAATATAAGGGTGTCATCTAGTTTCCATACAGCATTAGCGTATTGGATACCTGTGCCATCATCTGCAAACAGGGTAGGGGTAGCACCTATTGATGCAGTAGCGGTTAATCGATCTTTAAATACAAACTCGCCATTACTGTCAACATATACAGCGCCATATTCTGAATTGGCGACAGTCTCCATAGCGCTTAGAGATGTGCGTGGAATGCCTGGATCATTCTGTAATAAAGTTTGCCCTGCATCTATTAAACGCATTGATGCTGGCCAATCGATCTCATCTAATATCTGGTTAATACGTGTGCCTGATAGATCGCCAGCGGTAGCACCTGCAACTGTGCTTATCTGTGCATTCTGTGCAAGCCTCATAGCATCTACAGCTGTGATGGTTGTATAGGCAACCTCTGTAGCATCTTTAGGTTGCTGGTTAACATAAGATGTAATAAAACCTGAAAATATAGGATAAGTAGTGCCACTGTAATTAGCAGTAATCTGCACCTTCTTCATAGGTGTAAGTAATCCAAAGTAAGGCCCAGTCGGGTTAGTAGGATTAAAGTCGCCATTTTGATCTACTATGCGTAAAGTTAATTGACCTGTAATAAATCTATCTGCCGTAGGGTTGCGGCCTATTTTAGTCTGGACATAATTGACCCGATCAGATACATCGACAATTACAGCAACAGCATCCGCTAATATGTTTGTGCCCAATATGCCAATATCTAACTGCATAGCCTGAGCCGTGCTAGGCCCAGTGCTAAAGTTAATTATTGCATTTATGGTAGGAGCAGACATTATTGAATAAACCCTGCTGGCGCTAGATCTCCATTTTGCTTATAGATCTTTAATAATAAATCTTGCATTGTTATTTCAAATTCTTGTAATGAAGTTAGGCTGCCCTCTACGTTTACGTTAATTACAGGCGGAGTAGTAAATGTTGGCACACCCGATGGCATAGCACTTGATGGTATGTAAGTATCGCTTCTGTCAAATGTGGCTGCTCCAGCCTGCACTCTTTCTAATAATTTAGGCAAACTTTCTTGTAATCGGTCTAAGGTGCTCCGAGCAGTTGATAAAACTATGGCAGTATCTGCTGGGTTAGGCGCTGTAACAGTTGTGCCAGCTTTAATTTGCTTATCTTGCAAAGCTGCTAAATCGTTTTGATATTTCGCTATATCAGCATTAGTAGAACTTAAAGATAATACCGCTGCGCCAAAGGCTAGGGCTAAATCATTAGCGCCTTTAACGGCATTCATTTCTGCATTGTATTTCTTAGCCAAAGCCTCATTATTGTCTAGGATGGCTAACTTAGATTGGATACGTAATTTAGTCTCTTGATCTGTAGCCTCGCCTAATGCTTTCATTAAAGCTATGCGTTCAACGTCAAATTTCTCTGATAGTTTGTCAACCTCGGTTTGCTTCTTGTTCTTGTCT